TGGGATGGTCACACGCCAACGAGCACATGGGTTTTGTTTGAGGAGATTCCGGATAACGCAGGGTCGGCAGAGATTGAGGCGGCGATGGACCGAGCTTTGACCAGCAAACTTTTCTTCAACCGCTGCCACAGGTGTGAACAAATCAACCCTCTTGGTTGGATGCACGATTCTAAGGTTTGCCAAGGTTGTGCGGAACGATACGATGGCGTCGTGCATTAGGTTCCGGTTGACGTGTCCGCAACCTGCGGATGGAGCCTGTATCACCTGACATTGCCAAAAAGCTGCTTTCCCGCGACTTCGCCAACTTGGTCGGTCGTGTGCAGAAAGGCGGTAAGTTGACCCGTGGCGAGCGGGCGATGTTGCAATCAATGGCAACCGGCACCGGGGCAGCACCGCCCACCGCAACAAATCTAGCAGACCTAGCAGCCATTCTAGGGGTCAGCCGCCAATTACTCAACGCATGGAAAAAGCGCAAGGACGCACCGAAAGCCGCCGCCAATGGCACGCACGACGTGGCTGCGTGGCGTGAGTTCATGCGGCGCAACGACCTGAAAGGCGGCGAACCTGCCACACAAGACGCTGCCGATGTCGAAACCTCGCTCAAGGCCCGCAAGCTCCTCGCCGAAGTGGAAGAACGGGAACTGCGCCTCGGGATCAAGCGTGGGGACTTCGTGGCAATTGATGAGGTGCGGCAAGCGTGGACCGAACTGGTAGCACAGGCCGCCTCCATGCTCCGCAAGAAATTCGAACAGGAACTCCCACCGATTCTATCGGGTCTCGACGCCACCGGCATCCAGGAGGAGGCCCGCGCCGCCATCGATGAGGTGTTGACGATTTTCCACCAGGGAGAATGACCGGCTCCACTCCACGTGAACGACTCGAACAAATCTGGCGCAACGCATGGCGACCACCGGATCGTCGTCCTCCGTGGGCTTGGTGCGAGGAACACATCACCTCGATCCCCTACTCGCCCATCCCCGGCAGGTTTCGTTCAGCCAACTCACCGTGGATGCGTGAACCGATGGAGGCTCTCGTCGATCCGAAGATCCGTGTGGTGAGCATCATCGCCTCGATCCAGAGCGGCAAAACCAGCGTCGGCGAACTCGGTCTCGCCCACATCATCGCCAACCATCCAGGCCCAACATTGTGGCTCGACCAGACCGATGATGACGCGAAGGACCAAAGCGAGAGCCGCCTGCAAAAGCTCTTCGATGAATGCGAGCCGGTGAAGGCGCTCTACCCAGCCAACCGCCACAAGAAACGCAACAACACGATCCACTTCGCAAATGGCATGACGCTGTGGGTGCTGGGTGCAAACAACAAGACCAACCTCCAGCGCCGGTCGATTCGTTGGTTGGTCTGCGATGAGACATGGCGCTACAAAAATGGCCACATGGCCGAAGCAGAAGCGCGTGTCACCGCGTTCGGATGGCTGGGAAAATGCCTCTTCATGAGCCAAGGCGGTGAGGAGGACGACGACACCCACCGTAAGTTTGAAACCACCAGCATGCGCGAGTGGACGTTCGCCTGCCCGCATTGCCACCACCGCCAACCTTTCAAGTGGGAACAAGTGGAATGGAGCAAAGACGCTCGCGACGAATCTGGTGAGTGGGATTTCCAACAAGTCCGGGACACCACCACCATGCACTGCGTCTCGTGCAACCACTATTTCGAGGACAGCGACCGCACCCGCCGTGAACTCAACAACACGGGTTGCTACGTGACCACGAACCCAAAAGCCCCGAAGGAAAATGCCGGATTCCACTGGAACGCCCTCTGCGCCATGAGCTGGGGACGGTTGGCCGAACTCTATCTTCGTGCCAAAGCCGCCGCCCGCAAAGGCGACGTGAGCCTGATCCAACAGTTCTATCAGAAACGACTGGCTCTGGCGTGGCGTGAGTATCTCGAAGACTACCGCTTGGACATCGTTCCCGGCAGCTACCTCAAAGGCGAAACGTGGGACGGCGAAGCGGGCGTGGACGCTCATGGGCGATTGGTTCCTGCTGGCGAACCCTGCGCCTGCCCCTTGCGAATCCTCACGGTGGACTGCCAGATGGATCACCTCTTTCTGGTCGTCCGCGCCTGGGCCGAAGATGGATCGAGCCGACTGATCTGGAACGAACGTGTGCTCACCTACACCGACGTGGAAACCGTGCAGGAGCGTTTTGGTATCCATCCGAACCTCGTTTTCATCGATGCGGGATACGCCACCTACGACGTCTATCGGGAATGCGCGGCTCACGGATGGACGGCTCTGATGGGCGACAGGAGAGCCACCTTCACGCACAAGGTGAAGGGTCGCAAATCCGTGGAGCGGTTCTACTCACCGCGCCGCAAGGTAGTGCTTGGTCGCGACCAATCGTGCTCGGTGTTCTACTGGTCGAACCTCAACATCAAGGACACGCTCGCCCGCCTGCGTCGCAACCAGAACCCGGACAACGGGCCGGTGTGGGAAGTGCCCGACGACATCGACGAGGACTACCTCGCCCAGATGGAAAGCGAGCACCGCATCAAGAAGAACGGCAAGTGGTTGTGGGAACGCATCGGGTCTCGTGCCAACCACCTTTGGGATGCGGAGAGTATGCAGGTAGCCGCTGCCACCATGCTCAAGATCGTCGGACGTGAGGCGATCTCGCTTGCCCCGGTTGACACTCCAGACGAGGAGCCATGAAAACTAAGATTTGTTTCGCCGCCGCCCTGTCTCTACTGCTGCCGTCCTGCACCCATACGCCAGCCATCACCGGCGAGCTCATAAGCAAGGACGGCGTGATTAAGGTCCGCCCTGTCGGCCGCGTTGAAATCATCGTCGAACCCCACACCTCCAAGTAAGCCATGAACTCGTTCATCGATTGGTTTGCTGCCCAGAGATTTCGAAACTTCGGGGCGGCTGAGTTCACCAACTACTTTGCCCGCGAGCGCAAGGGCGCGAAAAACAGCCTCCCTCCGCGCAGCATGTGGAAGAACATCGTGCCCGCCCTCCGCATCGTGGACGAGCTGCGTGATTCGTTTGGCAAGTCATGCACCATCCTGAGTTCCTACCGCTCGATCGGCTACAACAAGGCAGTTGGTGGCGCATCATCCAGCCAGCATCTTGAGTTCACCGCTCTCGACATCACTTTCGACGGCATCAGCCCACAACGCGTCTATGATCGGCTGCTCGAATGGCGCAAGGCGGGCAAGTTCACCGGTGGTCTCGGTCTCTACCTATCGTCCGGCTTTGTCCACATCGACACGCGGGGCCGCAATGCCACTTGGAAAGGCAAATAAGTCATGGCACGCGGACTCTTCATCACCGGCTTCACGATTTCCGAGGTGCTCGCCATTCAGCAGCGGGCGAAGGGATTCCTCATCGAAGGCAAAACACTCATGACCTGGAACGAGGCAGGCAGCTCTGCCACCAAGCAGTTCACCATGCCCGTCGATCAGGTGCTTGAGGAATGCGCCCACGCTCTGCGAATTCTCGACCCTGCCACCTACGGCAAAGCCCGCAACGTGGCAACTTCACACATCATTGGCCACCTCCCGAAATGATCCGCCTCAAGCACATCGCACACCTGCTCCTGCCTCCCGTCCTCGTCCCCAAGGCATGGGGCTCACCTTACGAATCGGCCAACTGGTCGCCGCGTCGGGGTCACGTGCCTGGAGCATCCCCCACCGACGCCCGCAACGAACTCACGTCAGGAGTGCGCGCCGAACTGATTCGCAAGTCCCGCTACATGCACAAGAACAGCGGCTTTGTGCGCGAACTGGTCGCCAACATGGCGATCTACTCGACGGGCGACGGCATCCGCGTCCAAGCACAATCACCCGACCAAGCATGGAACCGCGCCGCCGAAGCCTACTTCGCGATGTGGTCGTCCCGCTGTGAAGTGACACGCCGGTTTTCCTTCGAGGAATGCCAAGCACTCGTCTGCCGGGGCATGGACATCGACGGCGAGTATTTCATCCACAAGACCCGCGACACCCAAGGCGAACCCCGCATCCAATTGATCGAATCCCACCGCGTTGGCGACAAGTTTGGCTCACAGGAAACCATCGACGGAGTGGGTCTCGATTCTTGGGGCGCACCGATGTTCTATCGGATGTTAGAAGACAATGGCATCCACAACGATTTGCCCGCCACCTCCATCCTCCACATCCACGAGCCTGAATGGGCAGGCGGTGTGCGTTCACATCCGACCATCCAACACTCGATCAACCACGTGCTCGATGAAATGGAATTACTCGCACTTGAAAAACACGCGGTCAAAGACAATGCCGACGTCTCCCGCATCCTCAAAACAGCGCGTGGAGAAATCGACGACAGCAACGACTTCATGGTCGGGGGTGCGGCAATCGGCACTGAAAATAGCGACCCGGTTTCACTCCAACGCATCGTCGGCGGCAAGTTGATCGCCCTCAAACCCGACGAGTCACTCGACAGCTTTCAATCTAACAGACCATCCCCCACCTTCACCGGTTTTCTAGAACACCTACGACGTGACTCCGCCCTCGGTATGATCCCCTTCGAATTCGCAGCGGATTCAAGCAAGGTCGGTGGCGCGGGTGTTAGATTGGTCGTTGCCAAAGCCGACCGTCGCTTCTCGTTCCGCCAAATGATCCTCGAAAGCCGTCTCATCAAACCCGTCTGGGCCTATGTGATCGGCGATGCCATCGCCCGTGGATCGCTACCACCGATACCGGGGTGGTGGAAAATCAGCACCGTCCCACCCAAGCGTGTGACCGTTGACGCCGGACGCGAAGCCCAACAGAATCGTTCGGATGTGGAAATGGGTCTCAAAACCCTCTCTGATCATTTCAACGAACAAGGGGCCGACTTCGGCGAGGAAATCGAACGCCGCGCCAGTGATGCAAAGCTGATCATCGAGACGGCGGAGAAATACGGCATTCCGGTGGAGATGCTTTGGAAGCCAGCCGGACCTGCTATCGCCGCGTTGACACCACCAACCGGTGCGTGAACTCGCTCCTCCTGCAAAATCGTGAATGGCTGATCCAACCCGAAGCCCTGCAATCCATGGCCACCTCGCTGCGGGGGCTATCGGAGCAAGAATTTTTTCCCAAGAAGGCCACTGAAAACCCTCTTCTAACCATCGAAGACGGCATAGGCGTGATCGCCATCGAGGGGCCTATCCTCCGCAAGCCCGACCTCTTTGCTCGTGTGTTTCTGGGTGCCACCAGTTCCGAGGAAATCGGCGAGGCATTACGGGGGGCAGCGGGACGAAATGACATCAAGGCGGTCTTCCTCAACATCGATTCCCCAGGCGGCACAGTGGCGGGCACTCCGGAACTCGCCGCCGCTGTAGCATCGTTGAATGAGCGCAAGCCAGTCTATGCCTTCTCCTCCGGCCTGATGTGCTCGGCTGCCTACTGGGTGGCATCACAAGCCCGTGCCATCTACGCCACGCCTTCCGCGCAAGTCGGCTCCATCGGCGTGGTGCAGGCGGTGATCGACAGTTCTGCCGCCATCGACAAGGCGGGCATCAAGGTGGAGGTGTTCTCGGTTGGCAAATACAAGGCGATGGGCGCTCCCGGCACCGCACTCACCGATGACCAACGCGAGCTGATCCAATCCAACCTCGCAGAAATCGCCGCTGAGTTTCACGACGCCGTGCTTTCACGTGGTCGTGCGATTCCAGCCGAGGCCATGGAAGGCCAGACTTTTAGCGGCAAGCAGGCCCAACGCCACAACCTCGCAGGCATGGTTCCCGACCGCGCAGAAGCCATGCGCCGCCTCAAAGTTTATCACACCTCGGTTGACACGAAATCACGGGTGATGACTACCGTACTCGAAGACCAACTCCTCGAAGCCCGCACACAGGTCGATGACCTCACACGGGACCACCAAGCCCAAACCGAACTGCTCAACGAAGCATCGACCCACGTCGAATCGCTGCGCGGTGAAGTAGAGCTCCTTGCCGCTGAAATCGAAACGCTCAAAGCAGAGTGCGACGAGGCGAAAATCCAATCTGCCAACCTGATCACGCAACGAGATGCCGCAACCGGCCAAGTCGCCACGCTGCAATCCCAGATCACCGAACTGGAAGCGTCCCAAACGGATTTTGACCGTAAGCTGCAACTCGAAGTCGCCCGCGTCGTTGCGAGCACCGGTACCACGATGCCCGCCCGCGTCACCCCAGCCGGTGACACCAACCAAGCCGCCGATCTTCACTCGCGCTTTGCCGCCATCACCGATCCCTCCGAGCAGACCGCCTTCTGGCGCAATCTCACCCCAGACCAACAATCTCTTATTCTCAAACACCAAGCCTAATACCTCGCCATGCCAAACACACTCACAAACGTCAAAGACATCAAGGTGGCGCAACGTGCGCTCATGCCCTTCATGTCGAACCTCCTGCCGGTCACGGCATTCTCCACCGACTTCAGCCCGTTGCCCGCTGAGAAACTCGACACCATTCGCGTCCCACTCGTTGGTGCGCCAAGCGTGTCGAGCGACTTCACCGGAGACTACTCGTCCAACGCAGATGCCACAGTCACGGTGGTTCCCGTCACGCTCAGCCGGCACAAATACAAGACCGTCCACGTCACCGCCAAGGAATCCGCCGAGGTCTCCCTCAACGTGCTAGAAACCTTAGTGGAAGCCGCCGCCCAGCAACTCGCCCAAGACGTGTTGGTGGACATCTTTAGCTGCATCACCGCCGCCAACTTCGGTGCTCCCGGCATCGCTGCCCTGGCACCCACCGCCTTCGATTACAAAAAAGTGCTCGGCCTGCGCGAAGCCTGCGGAAATGCCAAGATGCCACCGAACCCACGCTCGCTCGTGCTCGATTCCGGCTACTACACCAACATGCTCGCCGACGACGTGGTGGCTAAGAGTTTCAACCTGAACCTCAACGCCCCCGCCATCACTGAAGGCATGGTCAAACGCATCGCTGGATTCAACCTCCACGAAACGACCCTCATCCCGTCGGATCACCCGGAAAAGCTCATCGGTTTCGCCGCCCATTCCAGTGCGGTCGCCGTTGCCATGCGCTACCTCCAGCCGGTCGCCGACTACCAACAAGCCGGTGCCGTCACCGATCCCACCACGGGCATGACCTTCGGCTACCTGCGCTTCACCGACACCCGCTCCAACAAAATCTTTGTCACCCTGGAATGCCTCTACGGCTTCGCGGCTGCCAAGACCGACGGACTCAAGCGCATCGTAAAACCCTGAGCCATTCTCCTGCAAATGTGGATCGTGGGAACGCCCTCTCCGGGAAACTGGAGGGGGTGTTTTGTTTAGGATATGCAGAGTAGGTAAGGCAGGGCTTGACCTGTCGCGACTGATCGAGTCAAAAACCGATGGAACCAAGCCTCCAGCCTTGCCGGTTCTGGAAATTTCTGACATACTACTCACACCTTCATGAAACGGGCAAGAAATCGACGACCACGCCAGCGTGCCTCACGCGCTGCTGCTGATCCGTCTTCTGCCCAGTTCGATGAAGAGAATGGATTGGGGTCGCTTGGCACCTCGATGTCGCGCAAAACCACTGACTGGAAGCCCCCCGATGGTCACGTCGTCCGTCCAGCCATCCTCCATTCCATCATGACATTCCTGCACGCCAAGCAACAAACCGCATTATGAATAATCATCTGTCACAGATTGACGTTCGGATCCTCAACCAAGGACTTTCCAACCCTTATGAGAATAGTATCCCCATCCTGACGAACCAAAACCTTGAATGCGGACACGTGGAATGGTCGCTGTTTAGCAATTCAAAAGAGCAGGCCAATCGCCATCCGGAAATCGTGGATCTAATTCGTTCACGTCCGATATGGCCGCTGGCACTGATCGAATCATTGGAGGTATACGTCAAATACCGAGAACGGGGCTATGGGAGAAAAGGGCTTCGCTCCGCGATTGACGCGGCAGAGAATGCCGGTGCCGCATTCGCATTTCTAAGAGTTAGTTGGGACGTAACCAAGGAAGATCCGGACGCCGAACGCGCTTGGAAGATCAGATTTTTCCAATCCGAAGGATTTGAGCTTGCTGACCGGAATGATGATGAACCATTTCTCATGTTTCGGTCACTTCGGATGAACCCAGTCAACACCCACGAATCATGATACAACCTGAAGATGAAAGACTAATTCGGGTTGTAGATTCCGTGGCGTTAATCCCGAGTGGCGGCACGCCTGTCTTGTCAGAAATCGTTAGCCGCTCACTCGTCCACATCAAGACGAGCAAAACCTTGACTATGCCCGTGCGACGTGCAGGCGAGGAGCAGGAATTCGAGATCGCTCCAGGCATCTGGATCGTGATGTGTTGGTGCCCCCCTGGCCACTTCACTATGGGATCTTCTGAGGAGGAAAGATTTGGTGATGATATTCACCAACGGAATGATGAGAATAAGGTTGCGGTCGAGCTTACAAATGGTTTCTGGCTTGCAAAGACTGAGATAACACAGTTGCAATGGAAGGCGGTGGTAGGAAATAATCCGAGTCATTTCAAAGGTGACAGTCTTCCTGTAGAGAGTATCACTTGGGGGGAAGTTCAGGAATTCATCAAATGTGTGAATACCAGCGGAACGCTGCCGGAGGACTGGAAGATGGCTTTACCCACGGAGGCGCAGTGGGAATATGCGTGCCGTGCCGGGGAAGCAGGAGCGTATTATGGTGGTACAATTGACGAAGTCGCATGGTATTGTGACAACAGCGACGAAAAGACTCATCCAGTGGCGACCAAGAAGCCGAATGCGTGGGGCCTTCATGACATGCACGGAAACGTTGCAGAGTTGTGTCAGGATTGGCATTCAGTGAGGATCAAAGGTTTTCCTGATAATAATTTTTTCAGATTAAGACTTAAAGGTGGTGAGGATCCCAAGGGTCCGGAATTGGGGAGTCTCCAAGTTATCCGCGGCGGTTCACATGTTGTATGCGGTGGCGGCACACATGTTGAACGCGGCGGTTCATTTTTCTGCGAATCTACCTACACACGTCACCTACATGGAAAACTTCATTATAACGCGTCAGACGATAGATGTTCTAACCTAGGCTTCCGTCCGGCGTTAGTCCTATTTTCGCGCCCACTCGGCTCCGCCAAGGGACTACACCAGAATGACTTACCTTAGACAACGCCCCTACAAAACTTTCCAATGAAAGCAACGACCTCTTGGATCCTTCTAGACACCGAAACAAACGGCCTTACAAAGCCCATTTTCGCATTGGACTTGGCGGCACAAAAAATGCGTGGGTGGAAGAAGAGCGGTAAGCCATTTCGTTTTTTGCTGAATCACGGGTGCGAAATTCCGCCCGAAGCATCGCGAGTGCATGGATACACCAGTGAGATTCTGGAACGGGATGGAAATCCGCCAGTCGAAGTTTACGAGGCGTTTGCCAAGTATGTGGGTGCTCTGCCGGTGGTGGCTTACAATCTCGAATATGATTGGGATAAAGTCCTGTTGCCGGAGTGGAATCGGCTTGGCATTCAGCAAATCGGTGTTCCGGGTTTCTGTGCCTTGAAGCTGGCGCAGCGTTTGCTCGATCCGGTACCTGCGGGAAACTGCAAACTCCAGACGCTGAGGCAGTATTACCGACTGCCGGAGAACGGTGCGCACACGGCCTTGGGCGACGTAATGACGGTGGTCGATCTCATGCAGCAGGTGCTAAAACCGCTTGCAGACCGGCGCGGACTCGACACTTGGGAGAAGATCGTGGGTTTCACAGGAAACGAGTGGTTTCCATCGCGAATCATATTTGGCAAGTTCAAGGGCAGACTCTATCAGGAAGCGCGGGAGGATGCGGAGTTGAGGTCGTGGCTTGAGTGGCTCGCTGAGTCCACCAATGAGCGCAGTTCTGCGATGGGCCGCTGGTATCTTGCTCAACTGGAGAACGGCTGCGGACTGGAGGACGCCGCTTTTCTAGATCTACAATTCCAGGAGGACGCGGGCGGAACTTCTGTCGCCGCCGGGCTAGTCGTTTTCCAGCAGCCAGAGATGGAGTTATACCAACGACTCGTGTACGCGGCACGGAACCGCTTGGCGGAACTGCAACTGGAATACGGGATCGAGAAGTCGAAGGTGGATTCCGTCCGTTCGAAACTTTTCGCGGTGCTGCGGACTACCTATCAGAAACGCGACCGCCTACGGCTGTTGGTGCAATTTCGCAAAGCCTTCATCGAACGCCTGCTGGCAGAAGGCGAGGATGCCGCCGGAGCGACGGCCGACGACTACAAGCGCGAGACAGCGGAGAAGGATCGGGAATACGACTCGACGGCATCGGCGCTGGAGGGGAAACGGGAACTCAACGTGGAGGAGAAGGCGCGGCTGAAACAGATATTTAAGAAGCTGGTGAAGATTTTTCACCCAGATCGTCACGAGCAAGACCCGGAAAAGCGCAAAACTTACGAACGCCTCATGCAGGTTATTAACGATGCCCGCGACCGGGGAGATACCGAGTTGATGGAGAGCATTGCAAAAGACCCGCAGGCCTTCATCCTCAAACAAGGTTGGGCCAGCATCTCCCTCGTTGACGGCCGCGGCCTCAAGGAACTACGGTCACTCTACGAATACCTCCAAGCGAGGATTCTGGAGATTATCGAGACGCTGGACGAAGTGCGGGCGAGCGCGGAGATTGAAATCTTCCGGGAACTCGAACAGGACGAGAAAGTCATTGACCAGATCGCCGCAGCGCAGCGGACGGAACTGGAACAGGAGATCGTCACCTTGCAGTCCGAGGCCGAGCGTGTGGCAGAGGAAGCGCGGCAGTTGGCAGGCGAGGTGCCGTTTTGAGGACATGCCCTCTGAATCCAAAGCTGCTGATGCGCGATTGACACGCCATCCTGTGAGTGAACTTGCTCCAAGCCGCAGCCGCCGAGGCATTCGTTGAAATCCTGCGTGACGCGGGCGTGCCAGTCACCTTAGGCGGCAAGGACTATCAGGCGATGGTCTCGCCCAGCGGACTTGCAGTTGACCTTGAGGAAGGCGGCTTCACGCAGGATGGCGCGCTTACGGTGAGGTTGCTCGTGGCGCACCTACCAACTCCCATCCCCGCCCATAACGACACGATCAGCATCGGCGGCGACCGCTACAAGATCGACGAGATCATCCGCAAGCCAGGCGCTGGCATCATCGAATACCGCGTGGCTCGTCGCTAACCATCACCGCCATGAACCAAGCGATCGAAGACTACCTAGCCGAACTGATCACCTCTGTGCAATTCGTCCCCGCGCCTGCGATTTTCACAGGCACATCATCCAGCATCCGCCCGCCTGAATCCCATGCGGTTCTGGTTCTAGCAGATTCGATTGAAACCGTGGTGGGGCCACTGCATCGGGCGACCATCAAGATCATGGTCTCGTCCCCCACCGACGACCGGGCGCAACACGCAGCACTCTCCCAAGCGGTAAAGGACGTGATGGAAGGCGCACTACCTGCGGCGAATGGATTTACGGTCGGAGGATTTAGGACGAGATCACACGCCACCGCAGTGAGTGACGACGACCGTTGGCTCACCACCATCGAGGGCGTTCTCGGGGTGGATTGGACGCCGGTTGACAACCAGCCTTAAGAATCATGCCCGCCACCTTCGGAGTCACCAACCTGTACGGACTCGCGCCAGCCACCGGCCACGCCCAGGAATCGTCTGCCGACGCGTCCATCGAGGTGGCCACACTGCGGGACTCACTCGGGGTGACCGTGGTGGCCGTGCCGAAAAAACTCATCACCCGCAGCCTATCAATATCGGGCAAAGGCACCGTGAATTTCGCCGACGTGGTCGCCGGAGCAATCACCAAAGGCGCGGCGTTCGTGACATCGGTGAAGGTGACGGAAAGCAACGATGAATTCCCATCCTTCGAGATCCAAGCAACCGCCTACGACGACGCCTAACACCCACCCACTTCCATGCCAGCCGCCTTCAACGAAATCGGAGTCAAATGCGTCACCGCCGCCCTAGTGGAGAGCGTGGACGTGCAGAAGCAGATCGAGCACAAGATCATCAAGAAAAGCGATGGGGCGTTCGAAACAGGTCACCGCTACGACCCGTCGTTCAGCTTCTCGGTCAAGGGTCGGGGCGTCGCTGCCGAATCACTGCTAGGTGGATCTTCCGCCGCCTACGTGCCCGAGCAGATCACAGGCGGCACCACCATCATCACCTCAGTCAAAAACTCCCAGACCAACGAGGACTACAACTCCTTTGAGCTATCGGGAATCAATCACCCAGGAGCCGGAGCATCGGCACCATAACAACCCAAACAAGAT